ACGTTCTGGACGTGCAGCAAAGTTATCAATGTGAGTATGAAGCATCTGTCCAGTAGTTTGATTGTGGAATTTAATCATGCTTTCATCCATACCAAGCCAATTGCTTACTTGCTGAAATATTTCAATATCTTCTGCTGCGGTACGATTAAAAACTTCTTGTTCAGGGTTAGCACCTGCACGAATCAAATCTTGTTCTTCTGCTGTTGCGCTGTATAAACCTTTATCAGCAATTTCTTTATTAAAGTTATTGCGTGTTCCCCAACTGCTTGGCTTGGTACGAGGCATACATTGTGCAATTGCATCGGTAAAATCTTCATCAAAACGACACACATGTGTATAACTATCTATACCACTTTCAGGTGGGCGTGTTGTATCAAAATGCCAACGACTGCGGTTTTTTGTAAATTTCCAACGACTATCACCCCAATTTTCATATTCTGTCATTTTTTGCCTTTGATTAAAAAATTTGACTAATTGATAATTTTTTTGTATAATTATTTATAAAAGTATTTATTACAGGAAAAATTTTAATGAACCAAAAAATTTTTAATTTTCTTACAGAAAATTTACAAAAAACTTTTAATTTACCAAAATATAAAAATATTACAATAGACAAAGACACTATTGTAGATAATTTTCCTTGGACACCAGCAAAATATGAAAAATTTAAAAAATTAATTACCGAAACTTTTGAAGTTGATGTAAATTTTAGCAACACGGTTGGCGATGTTGTTAATGATATTGATACAAAATATCTTAACAGATTTTTTGGTGAAATTTGGAAACCAAAAACTGAAAGTTTTAGTTACACTGGATGGGCAATAGTTGATGAAGTTAACAGTTTAAATCCAAAAAAAGTATTAGATGTTGGATGTGGTTATAACCAATTTAAAGGACGAATTAACAATCTTATTGGAATTGATCCATTTAATAATAATAGTGATTACATGGTTGACATTCTTGAATATAATGTTGATGACCAGTATGATGTTATTATAGCATTTGGTAGCATAAACTTTAACAGTTATGATGATATTGACATCAGAATGGACAAGGTGGTTTCGCTTTTGACAAAAAGTGGAAGAATTTATATGCGGGCAAATCCTGGTATACTACACGAAAAAGGACCATGGGTTGATGTATTTCCTTGGTCATTTGATATTGCAAATCAATTTGCAAAAAAGTATAATCTTGAATTACTAACTTTTAAAAAAGACAATAATGATAGATTATATTTTGTTTATCAAAATCAATAAACAATGGTCAAATCCTACAATAAATACATAGTAGGATTAACCATGCCACGTTTAAGTTTATATAGAGAAAACCACACCAACGATTATAAATGGCAAGATAAGCGAATTTATGAATTATACACTATTGGTGGTGTAGGTATAAATGTGCACAAATATCTTGGTCCCGTAACAAACGGCGAATCAACTGATTTAACGGAACCAAACTATCTTAATTCAACAGAAAAAAATCTACAAGACTTACTATTCATGGAAAACCGTGATCGCAAATATGATAAAAACATTTATGATTTACGTGGACATTATACAATTCAAGATAATGATTTTAATTTAAGTCAGTTTGGTTTAATGGTAAACCAAGATACGCTTTATATTACTTTTCATTATAATGATATGGTACAAAGATTGGGCAGAAAGATAATGCCAGGTGATGTGTTTGAAATGCCACATCTACGTGATTATTATCCGCTAGACGATACACTACCTGCGTCATTGAAGAAATTTTATGTTGTTCAAGAAGCAACTCGTGGTAGCGAAGGATTTGCCCAAACATGGTGGTATCATATTTGGCGTTGTAAAGTTGTACCAATGGTTGATGCTCAAGAATATCGTGATATTCTTAATGAACCAGCTACCACGAATACAACTAGCACTATTCGTGATTTGTTAAGCAATTATAATCAAAATATTGGAATTAATGATGCCGTAGTTGCGCAAGCAGAAAGCGATGTTCCAAATAGCGGTTATAATACTAATAATCTTTTTATTTTACCAACAGCAGATGGTATTAGTCCAATTATTGCAATACCTGGTTATCTAACTGGAAGCGCAACACCTCCTAACGGATTACCAGTAACACAAGGGGTTGCTTTTCCTCTTAATGCAACACAAGGTGAATATGTTTTACGCACAGATTATGTTCCAAATCGTCTTTTTCGTTATAGTGGAACAACTTGGGTAGCGATTGAAGACGTTCAACGTGCAAATATTACTGGAATTGAAAATAATACTCAGCTTGGAACATTCATTAATAATTCTAAAACGGTAAAATTAGCCAATGGAGCAGTAATACCAAGTGCACAACCACTAAGTAGTTTACTAGCACTAGCACCAGATTCTTTAGGATAATCAAAGTGGGTCAATTTTTTTACGACAAACAGATACGCAGATTTTTAAATCAATTTATTCGTATTTTTAGCGATACATATGTTGAGTTTGGACAAGATGCAAATGGCAATCAAGTACTTTATCGTGTTCCTTGTCGCTATGCAGATACAAATCGCCAAGCTGCTTCTATATTAAAACAAAATAGTGACAATGGTATTAATAGTGTACCTATGATGGTTTGCTATATTACAAAAGTTGATTATGATCGCAATCGTATGCAAGAACCAAAGTTTGTAGATAATCGCAGCGTGAGACCACGAGCAGTTGATCCACTAACTGGAAATGTATCTACGCAACAAGGTCAAAATTTTCAACTTCAAAGACTTATGCCAGCCCCATACAAACTGACTATTGTTATGGAATTATGGACATCAAATTTTGATCAGAAAATGCAACTTTGGGAGCAAATAGCTTCACAGTTTAATCCAGATATGGAAATACAAAACAGTGACAATTATTATGATTGGACAAGTTTAAGTTATATTTTACTCACCGACACAAATTGGACAACCAGAAATATTCCAGTTGGCAGTGATGACCCAATTGATGTTGGTACATTTACATTTGAAGTTCCTATTTGGATTACAACTCCAGCAAAATTATTGCGTCTTGGTATAGTTCAAAGTGTTGCTATCAATACATATGATGCGATGGGTAATCCAATACAAGCTATTCAAGATCAAGTAAATCAACTTGGTAATCGTCAATATTTTACACCAACTGGATATCAGGTATTAGTCAATCATGGAAATTTAACTCTGTTTCCAACTGCTGGACCAGAACTTAATAATACTGCTTTTAGCACACCAACAACTCTAGGCAATGCAATTCCTTGGTTCCCCGTGATATCAAGTTTTGGTGTATTGTCAAATAATTATAGTATGCTATACCTAACAGATACGCAAACACAAAGTTTAATAACTGGAACAGTAGCTTATGATCCAACAAATCTAAACAATTTGCTTTTTACAGTTGATACTGCTACTATACCTACAAATATACTACCAAGCGTTAATGCAATTGTTAATCCACAAGTTAATGCACCTGGAATTGGTTTACCTGCTGCTAGCACTGGACAGCGATATTTGATTACTAACACTTTGGGTGGTGCAAGTACAGGAAATGGAGCGGCAGCATGGCAAAATGCCAATTCAAGTATAGTGTCAGCATTTGCAAATGATATTATACAATACAACGGCAGTGCATGGTATGTGGCGTATAGACCTAATTCAGTGAGCAACGCTAGTTATGTAACTAATACATTTAGTAGTATTCAATATGCATGGAATGGAAATCAATGGCAAAAAAGTTGGGAAGGTTTGTATCAAGAAGGTCTATGGAGCATCGTTCTCTAACTGCTGCTGGCGCACTTTTTATAAGCGCAAAAACTAGTCGTGGATTATTTCTATTACGTGACCAAGATACTTATAGCGATACTTGGGGTTTAGTTGGTGGTCAATTAGAACAAAATGAAAATCTTCAGCAAGGTTTATATCGTGAAATTAGTGAAGAAATTGGTTTTGTTCCACATATATTAAAAACTATTCCGCTAGAATTATTTTCATCTCAAGATGGTAATTTTAATTACCATACTTTTGTTTTGCTTGTAAAAACAGAATTTATACCACATTTAAGCAATGAGCATAAGGGCTATGCATGGTGTCATCTCAATAACACACCAAAACCATTACATCCAGGTTTATATAACAGTTTGAATAATAAAATTATTAAAGAAAAATTAGAAACAATAAAAGAATTATTAGAAATCGCCTAATAATATTGCTTCTCTTATTGAAACTTCATGATAATTTGGTAGAGTTTTTAATAAATCACCAATATGATTAGTATGATGATTACAAACTCGATAAAAATTTACATCTGAATAAGCTTTGATTACATTATAAAGATTAGTATTACAATCACGAAAATCATCTAAAATTGCAGGTCCATCGTAACCTAAAGTATTACTGTAAATGTTTTCATTAGTAGCACCATCACTTCTATCAAAACCAAATAAAAATACTTTTTTAGCTCCATCAAATGCTGCCAAATATGCTGCAGTTGACCCAGAATCCATATGATACACATGTGGTATTAAGTTGGTATCACGATATGCAATCCATAAATTATTAGGAAGAAATATTTTATTATATAAATCTTTTGATATTTCAGAAAAGAAAACACTTTCTTTGAAAATATAATAGTCAGCAGAAGTATCACGAAAAGCAGCATTACAAGCATATGTAAGTTTGTAACCTTCAGCAACTCTTCTGTTATTTTGACCTAGAATTAATTGTATATCTGAATCTAATCTGCTTATGCCGTTTCCAAGCACAATTGCACTGTTTACAGATATGTCATGCGGCAACTCACGAGGAGTAACATACAAAGATTGCATTTTATTATCTTGAACATATGTTATAGTTTCGCCTGCATAATCACGACGATATAGTGGTGCGTTTAAGTTTCCCATTAGAATCTACCTACTGCTATTTCAATTTTCTTTATACTGCTATCACTAATGATATCCATACTCTTGCCTATTACACAACCTGGTTGATATAATAAATTATTTATGGCACAAGCAACGCCCTTTACATCACTGCTAACAAGTAGTGTTCCTTTTACAACTGGACCACGCACCATACAAGGAACACGACCAGTAAGTGCAATTGGCAGCCAATTATCTTGTTCAAAATTATCATTCATAAGGTAAGCA